CGGAGCGATTGCTGGCCCATTTGAAAAAGGCCCCATCGATGTACCTTTATTGATAGAGAACGAGCAAGATCTTATAGCAACTTACGGAAAACCATTAGATAAAGACGGACAATTCGAATATTGGATGACCGCATCATCATATCTTTCATATGGTGGTACTTTAAGAGTTTTAAGATCTGATGGTGAAAATTTAAATAATGCAAACGCAACTGTTGTAGGTGCATCATCAACTGTAAAAATTAAGTCATATGATGATTATACAGCAAGTTATACAAATGCCACTAATTTTTTCTATGCAGCAAAAAATCCTGGTACATGGGGTAACGGATTAAAAGTTTTTACAATTGACCATTTTGCTGATCAAGTAATTACTATTGGATCAACTGCAAATGTAAAGATTGGAATGGGTGTTACCCAATCAATAACAGGAAGAACTCGTGTTGGGCCAGGTACAGAAACAACCTATGGTTCAGGTTTCATGAGAGGAATTATAACTGGAGTTGGAGCAACTGCAGGTATTGGTACAGATCAAATAACTGTTAAAGTTGTTGATAGAGTAACTGCTGAAGGTATTGTTTCAGCAACAACTTACGATGAAGTTAAATTTGAAAGAGCAACCTCTGAGGTTGAGACAACACAAAGTTCTACAGGAATAGGAACTACAGCTGGTATCGTTGATACTGCATTTGATAGTTCAATAACAGGTATTGGAACTACTGCAGGTGCCACAGGAATTTCCACTGATATTCAATTAGGTGATGTGGTCACTGTAACTGGAGGAAATTCTACAGTCGCAGCTGGAACAACAGTTGTTGGTCTTGGAGTTAGCACTGTCTTTGTAAGCAATACAATAACGGGAATATCAACTGCTGGTGATGGTGCAGTGTTCACGTTTAGCAGAGGTTCTACCACTACCACCACAACTAATACAAATACCCTATTCATTATTAATGATGAGGGCACTGGTATTGGAACTTATACAACGACCACTAACACAGACTGGTATAATTCACAAAAATTAGGATTAACCAAAGGTTCTGATATTGCTTGGAATTCGATTGCCGAGAAACCAGGTACTTCAGAATATGCAAAAGAGAGAGAGTCTCAAAACGATGAAATGCATGTTGTTGTCATTGATGAGGACGGTAGTGCAACAGGAATTGCAGGTAATGTGGTTGAAAAGCACTTATATCTTTCAAAAGCAAAAGATGGTAAGAGACAACCAACAGAAGAAGTTTACTATAAAAACTATCTTGCAAATAAATCAGAGTACATTTATGCAGGTGCTGCACCCAATGGAAAGGCTTCCTCATTAACAGCAGTTTCACCTGGTGTTGGTGATAGTGACGTTAAAGACTTTAGTGTAACTTCAGGTAACTGGGGTGCAAATGCTGCAGGAACAATATTTAATGTTGAGGGTAATAGATCTTATGATCTTACAAACGGTAAAAATTACTCTGGAACTGAAAATGATGGTTACTTAGTACAAAAGGGTGATGTAATTAATTCATACAACATTCTTAAGAATCCAGCAGAGTATACAATCAATTTTATCTTACAAGGGCCAAGTGGTGGTTCTACCATTTTTGAAGCACAAGCAAAAGCATCTGCATTGATTGCAATTGCAGAATTGAGAAAAGATTGTATCGCATGCATATCACCATATAGAAATGGTGTAGTTAACATACCAAACTCAGATACACAAACAGATAACATAGTTGATTTTTACGGTTCACTTCAATCATCTTCTTATGCTGTATTTGATTCAGGTTACAAATACACATTTGATAGATTTAATAATGAGTTCAGATATATTCCATTAAATGGAGATATCGGTGGATTAATGGCAAGAACATCAATTAATTCATTCTCTTGGTTCTCACCAGCTGGTGCATCTAGAGGAGCAATTAATGGAGCAGTTAAACTTGCATAT